TCACACTCCAAATAAGGCTGCGTCAAACATTAATTGATGTTGATGTAGTTGGTTTAATGATTGTTTATCTGCCGCCGTCATCAACCCTGCAGTGGTCTCGCTTGCTGCGGGGAGTACGGCGTTTTGGCCGGTCGAGCTTTCAATGGTGACGGCGGTGGCGTTGCGCGAGACGCTTAAGTGTGTCGGCCCGGCTTCAATTGCGGATTGCGCGGCTTGTTCCGCAGCGGCTTCGGCCAGTGCGCGTTGTTGATTGGAGTTTTCAGCCGCCGTTGAGGCATCAGAGGCCGCCTGTTGCGCGGTGGTCGCGGCCTGCTCGGCACGCGCCGATTGCGCATTGGCGTAATCTGTCGCTTCAAGGGCATCATCCAACCGACTTAACACGGTACTGGTCGCGTCTTCCGCAAGGGTGCGCTGATCAACGACCTCATCTTTTAACTCGGTCACAGTCTTTAAATGCGCGCGGGTCGCTTGGCGATCATCCGCCGTTGAGAGCGCGGCTTCTTCGGCGCTGTCGGCGCGCTGTTCGAGGTATTCGCCTAGGGCGTTAAGTTGCTCGGCATAAGGGCCGGTCGCTTCGCTGAAACGCTCGAAGGCGTCTTGGGTGGTATTGAATTTGGTGACAAAGGCGGTGGTATCCCCGATTTGAATCCGTTGATCGGTCAGATCAATCGGCTCTGGTGGGGTCACGTGGGGTCGTGCCATGGTTAAACCTCCAGTAAGAAAACGGCCTGCCGAACCAACGCACAGCATCGCGCAGGGCCGACGACACCGACCATCAGCGGATCAATGAGCCGAAAGCGCCAACGGGCAGGCGAAAGACATCAAAAAGTGGGCGTTAAAGCCGAAACTGCAGAAGAGAAATCGAGAAATAGAAGAGCAGTCGAGAAATAAAAGAGACAGCGGGGTAAGACGTGGTGAGGTTAGTCGTTTATAAGGCCCAATCAAGCCCCTCGGCGCTCAGCAGCTCGCCCGCGTCAATCTGCTGGGCGTAGTGCTGTTCGCGCTCAAACAATGCATTGCGGCGTTGGCCAATTTGCCGAAATGCCTCGGTGACGGTGACCACGGGCACATTAGCGTGGAATCGGTTATCGCTGTCTTTCCAGGTGTCGAATGTGTCAACGCCAACAGCTTGGGCAAACTGCAGCGCCTCACTTAAATACTGCCGGTTAGCGGGGCTGCCCGAGAAACGCATGCCTTCATATATCACGCCCTGGTCTTCTGCCTGCTTGCGTTGGTCTTCAATCGCGGCCCGCAGGGTTTCGATACGCTGTTCGCGCTCTGCAGCCACGGCCAGCTCTGGGTCTGCCTCAATGCCCAGCGCGCCCAAATACCGGCCATCCTCACCTGGATAAACATCTTTCAGCTCGCCCGGCCGTTGAACGCTGATCCACAGCTGATCCGGTGTGATCCACCCGTGCACCGCCGCGTCAACCGCCAGCGGCGGCAGCGGTTTTGTAAAACCCCCGTACTCGACAAAACGACCGCTGTCAGTTTCAATGATTTGCATCGTAAACCCCTGTTGATTTTCGGCCATCACACCACCCTCGCGAGCCGCGCCCCGACGTGGCTGTACGCACTCGAAGCCGAACCGCCGCAATTGACGTACCAGAGCCCGGCACTCGCCGCAGTGCTCCAACTGCCGCCGACAAAGGGATAGTATTCGCCGCCATTTCGCCAGCGCACATAGTCTGGCAATGTCGCATTGCCATTGCCTGTCCGATAGGTGCCTGCAATAAACTGCTGGGGTGATGACGGCCTGAAGGTCAGCGGATAATTTGCGCTACCGGAGTTCGACACCGATTCACCTGTTGACGTCCAGCTGCCGTTATAGCTGCGTCGCTCAATGACATCGTTCAGTGCCCTTGCGCCGTCCATCCATTGATAGACGTTGCCCCACAGGCCGACGATGCCGCGATACGTCGCCTCAGCCACATCGGCCGTTGAGACGCTGGCGGCGCTGCCTGTGGAGACCCGACCCCTGCCGGTGTGGGCTTGACTGTCCATCGTAGCGTTTTCGATCAGATAGAGCCACTGGACCGCTAGCCACATGTCGTAGTGCCAGATGCGAAATCCCTGCACGCCACCGCTATTGCGATTAGTGGCATGCGTCATGAATTGAGCGAGGGTTTTAGACACCGCTGGCAACACCCAGGGGCGTGAGGCCAGTTCATCGCCGATCAGACTGGCCTGATATTTGCCCACCCAAAAACCATCAATCGCCCTGCCGCCATACATAAACGCGGGCATGAGTGTGAACCCGGCGTATTCCACTGGGCTGATCCACCACGCATCGTTACCTAACGCATCCTCGCCCCGTTTGTAGTAGAATCGCGGCACAAACACCATATGCTGGCCGTCGATCATCTGGTCTGACATGCCCCCCCACACCGGATGGGAGTTAAACCAACTCGTGGACGGGCGAGCTATAGCGTTGCCGTTGACGTCGATATGCTGCCAAGTGCCGCCGGGGCCGCCGGTTTCGAGCAACGAAACGCCGATGATGTCGGCGCGGCTGATGGTGATGGACTTGGTCGCTGCCGCACCTTGAACGCCTCGGCTACTCACCGCGCAGGCTGAAACCAGCGCAGGCGAGCCCTCATAGCTCAGCGGCACGCTGGCGGTCACGATCTCGCCAGCGACGATGCCCGTGGTTTTGCTCCACGTTAGTCCTGCCTCGTCGACGACTTGGTACATCACACTGCCGCCATCAGGATCTGTCGCACCCGTAAACGCAAACTGGATGGTATCGCCTGGCTGGGCCTGCGTAACGGTACCGATCGACACGGTGCCCGTGGGGGCAGCATCGGCGGACACCGTGGCGGTGATCGGGTAAGGCTCGCTCTCGTTGCCGATGTCATCGTAGGCCGTTACGGTCGCGGTCACCGTCTCGCCGACGGGGCGATCAACCGCGTGAGACGCAAACAATACCCCGTTAGGCGGGTAGATCGTCTCTTGTTGGCCATCCCACCAAGTGATCGCAAAATTCACCACCTGGCCACCCACCTGGCGACTCATCGCTCGGAGCTGAATGCTCCAACTGCCACCGGCCGGAGCGCCCGGGGCGGTGCTATTGGTGATTGTCACCGCTGAGCCCGCCATAGCATCACGCATGGCGGCGCGGACGTCGTCATCCACGACGATGGCCTCGGCCTGATCGCGCAGGGCTTGAGTCTGATCGCGCAGTTGTGCGGCGGTTTGGGCGCTGCTGCTGGCGCTGTCGGCGGATTCCGCCGCCGCACTGGCATCGTTGGCCACCTGGCTGGCGGCAGATTCAACCGCTGCGCGGCCGGTGGCCACGGCGGTTTTATCGGTGGCGACGGTTTGCTGGTCGTTGGCGACTTGGCTGGCGGCCGTTTCAACCGCTTGGCGATCGCTGGCTACGGCGGTTTTGTCATCGGCTACAGCGGCTCTGTCAACCGCGACGGCGGTTTTGTCACCAGCCACGGCCAGCCGGTCAGCTGCTGTAGCGGCGGCGTCAGCATCCGCGCTATCGGCGCGTTGTTCGAGGTAGTCGCCCAAGGCGCTGAGCTGAGTGGTGTAGGCGTCCGTCTCGGTGCTGAACCGCTCGAACTGATCTTGGGTGGTATTGAATTTGGTGACAAAGGCGGTGGTATCCCCGATTTGAATCCGTTGATCAGTCAGATCAATCGGCTCCGGTGGGGTCACGTGGGGTCGTGCCATGGTTAAACCTCCAGGAAAGATAAGGATGTCTGCCAGTTACGCAGCATGTTGTGGGTGTGGCTGATGGTGGCATCACGCCGACAGACCATGGTGTGTTCCAGGGCGTTGAGCCCCTCTTCATCAGGGTAAAGGGCAACCAGCAGGTCGGCCCGCATGCCCATACGGGCTAAGTCGGTGACGAGCATTTGCCGGTCAGAGGCGTTCAGCCAATCCAGCTGTAGGGCAAAGTGACGGCGTAATCGGCCGCTGCCGACGGTGCGCAGTGAGCCGCCTTCGGTCATGGCGTGTTCGGCATCTTCTTGCCATTCCACTTGGGGCGACCAGTTGAGGTTGTATTGCGGTGACCAAGAAAGGCCCGCGAAGACCCGGCCGACTTCGAGGTAGTCCACGCCTTCGCTCATTAAGGTGAGGCGGAAGGTATCGGCCGCGAGCGGCCCCGGCAGCCAGTGAATGCCCAGGCTTGAGGTGTTCGGCAAGCGGTCGTTATAAGTGGCGCCCCAGGCATCAATCCCGGCCCGGAAGACCCCGGCGGGAATGAGCATGCCGGTGCTGACCGTACTGGAGTCATAAACCACTTGATCGGCCAGCAGTAATTCAATGCGCCATAACCCCAGGCCCCCAAGGTTATGGCGGGCCAAGGCGATACAGTCGAGATAGGCCGCCGCAGGCAATGTGGCGGTCAGGGTTTGTGATTGGGCTGAGGTGGAACGCCAGACAAAAGGCCGCTCACTGCGCTGGGTATAATCCACTGGCATGGCCTGACTTGAGGCCGTGAGTTCGGCTTGATCCCAAAGGTTCTCAGCCAGAATACGTAAGTTAGCCATCAGTACCAGATCTCCAAGGACGTACGCCCGGACGTCGGCGAGGCCGACACGCTGATCACCCGACCGATACGTTCAGCCAGGGCCGGGTGTCGAACGCGCACCGCGACGCCGGGCGACAGTTCAAAAGGGGGAAGGAAGGCGGTCATCGACCAGACTTCACGACGTTTAGCGTGTAATCGCAGCCGACGGATCAGTTCTTGCTCCGCCTCGGCCTTTTGCGTGAGTACCGTGGAGAGCGTTTTAGGTTGTGCCAGCGGGAAGTCGTTCAGATCCAGATCATCTTCAGTGGTCACGTCATCCAGCGAGCGAGTAACCGCGCGCCATTCTTCAGAAAGGCGCTCGACCAGCGCTGGCTGGTTATCCTGGATGGACCCGGCTATATCGTTCATCGGGGCATAGTTGCGGTCATAACGCAGCGTCAGTGAGCGCCACGGGGATTCCAGCCGATCCAGCTGAATGCTGCCCTGCTCCAGATCGTCTGCGGCTAACGTCAAGTCGACCTGCTCCGGCATCGTCAACCGCTGGACCCGTAGCTGACCATTTATATCGATCGACCAATAGCCGCCAATGGCCTGGCAGACATCATCCAGGATCTGACGCCCGGTCACTTCCCCGTCATAACGCAACCCGAGCGTAATCTCGGGCAACGTTTCAGCCTGAGCGGCCCCGCCAGAATGAACCGACAAGCCATACTGGGCCGCGACCCACTGCACGATTTGCGCCGGTGTCTGATGAGGCTCCAGCACATCGCAGCACAAGGCGCGTGGAGAGTAAGCTCGGGCGATAAACGATCCGGTGGCATAACGCGAGGTATGGGCGATTTCCGGACCATTACCATCACGAACAACCAAACGAGTCACCGGCAACCATGAGACCCGATACAGCAAGGATTGAGAATCAACCCGAACCGCCGGGGCGCAAAACACGCGCCCTAACACCAGCGGCGCCGCTTCGCCATTAGGCAAGGCCTCACGCTCGATGGGTTGATCCAGCAGGGCCGAACGGTCATACAGCCCTAGGGTTAACCGATCCCGATCAGCCGACAGAATAGCGCCCGACTGTTGTCGGGCGATCACACGAAAATCACGCAAGGGCCAATCCGGTGAGCCGAGCCGCATCACCACCTCATGCCCCCGCCATTGATAAGCACGCCAATGGGCCAATTGACCATCATCGATCAAGGCCAGATCTCCCCAGCTCGGCTGGGCATCCAGTCTTTGGGTGATGTCGACCGCCTCGCTCAACACATCCAGATACGGTGTATTGGGCGGGTCATCATCAGGATGGGTAATATAAGCGCCGTTGGCCACCCGTTCGACGCCTTCGGCATGATGTAAATCGACCAGCAATAGGCGGGCCGCGCTGGGCTCTCTGAGCCAGCGCTGAAAGTCTTGATCAGTCATGAATTATCCTACCGTGACAGGGGTGGGACGGGCGTGCCGAGCGGCTTGTTGCGTGGCTTTGATTTGCTGCTCACGTTGGCGACCGGCCTGATCCGCCGAGGCCCCGACCAACTGAGTCAAGCGTGAGACTTCACTTTGCAGCGACTCCAGCAACGCCACCATCGGCTGAATATTGACCGATGACTGGCCGACACTATTACGCACATGGTTGGCTAAAGGCGCGGGCAGCACCATCTCCGCCTGATGCAACTCAGCGCGGTAACCATCAAACGGTACTGAAGCCAAACCGTTGCGGTGCGAGCCGTTGATCATGCCCGGCACTTTATCGACACCTTTGGCCATATAATAGTCGTAGACTTTCTGCCACTCGGAGTCGTAATTGGCCGAATCAATCAGCGCAGTGAGCATATTTTTGTAAACTGCCTCACGGCTCGCGCCATCCGTGAGGGCAACTTGGAAGTTGCTGATCACCCGCTGCAATTCAGGTTCACTGACCATCCCTGCAGCGATAGCACGGACTTGTTGATCAGCCCAACCGGCATCAGTTAAGGCAGGACGGTCGGGTTGTGTGGGGGGCTGGTGATTACCGCCACTACTGCCACCGTGACTACCACCACTTTGAGAGCTTCCATTCGTATTTTGAGCCGCAATGATCTCCGCCAGAGAAGAAGACAAACTCTCCGGCAGCTGTTCTAACAACAGATTGATCGACGTCAGTTGGGTGAATTGACGCTGCGCCCAATCCAGCTCTGAACGGACATGATCCCGAATGCGCTGCTGCTCACGCAGCATCTCAGCATTGAGTTTCTCCGCCGTGGTATCGCTCTGCATGAAACCGATACCCAGGCTATCCAATGCGCTAATGACTTCATCAAACACATGGGTATAGGCACCGGTACGGCCATAGTAGCTGTCAGCGTTTTCGAGATAAGTTTGAGCCGAGCCGCGCAAACGCCCGGCGGCGTCCATATCGCCGTTTTCAGCTTTGACCAACAGCGCCGCAAACTGGGCGCTCGCCTCAGCCAGTTTTTCCGACGGGCCAGAAGGACTCAGCTCAGAGATTTTCAACTCTTCAACATACTGGCGCAACTCACGCCCGATGCGCTGCTCTTGCTCCAACAAGCGGATGCGTTCGGCATAAGTCTGGCTGATCTGAGCCAACTCCTGCGTGGCCCAATCACTGAGATCTTGCAGATAACTGCGCATGTCATCCGGCAGCTCAAATGACGCCAACGCATTCTGCGCCGCCTGCGCCTGCTGCTCTGCGAGCAACTGATAATACTGTGCCGCCTGGCCCTGAATCTGCATCAGCGCCACATACGCCTCAGACCCACTATCGGTCGTCGCATCCAGCGACTCCACCAAGGCCCGAAATGCCGCCTTTGACTTCGGCATCGCCACATCAATGGCATCAAAGTAATCGGTGAGTGATGTTTTTAACGACTCGAACGTATCAGCCCGCCGCTCTTCTTCAGAGAAATAATTCTGGTAATACGCTGTTTGCGCCGCCTGCAAATTCCCAAGGCCGCCCATGGCCTTGTTGATCGCTTCGGCAGCCTCATAGGCATTTTCAGAGGTGTCATCGAAGGTGAAGTTAAGTGTCTTAACCGATTCTTCGAGGGATAGTATGGTGTTGGCCACCGATGAAATGGCGTTAGCCGCCGCATCAATCTGCTCTGTATTTTTCGATTTTTCCAACGATTCAGAGAATCGTGAGAACATATCCTCAGCAACCGCATCCCCCATTTGTTCGCCGAGCGATTCAATTTGGAGCGCATCAATAAAAGCGGCTGCAAACAAGCCCTCATCTAAGTCGTAACCTCCGCCGCCTAACCCAACATATCCAGACCCGAACGGGTTGAAAAGATCTCGCTCCAAGTCGTCAGCATTACCACTAGCAAGAAGCGCCAACTGCTCCTTGGATACCGAATCAAAAATCTCTTTCTGTCGGTCATTGAGCAACTTACCCCCGGACAGCGCCAGCCGTTTCAGCCCTTCATCAAACTCACTATCAACGTTTTCAAACATGATGGTGAGGCGATCGTCAATAATGTCAGGCAGGTCATCTCCACGATAATAATAGCCTGCTAAATCATCCTTAATATTCGCGATTTCAGATTCATTAAGAAATTGAGCGACCGAATCATCGAGCATTTTCAGGCCGTCAAGAAACTTGGCCAAATCCTCAGGCTCAAACACATCTTTAGATAAATAGCCGTATGTACCAAACGCTGAAGTTCTACCACGCCCTAGGTTGCCATTATCCCAACTCCCGGAGCTATACCATAGGTTGCCGTTTTCGGGGTCAGTATCGTATCCCAAAGTAGGGCCAACGCCCTCTTTGTACCAAACCATACCGTTGTTGGGATCGTTTTTGTAAACGTTTTCGGGCGTGTCTGCCAGCTGTCGAAACCGCACAACAGCCTCTCGACCCGAGCCAAACGCAACATCAGCAAAACTCCCAATCGCTCCCCCCAAAGCTGACCCCAGATAGGTCCCTAAACCTGGAATGATACTGCCAAAATAGGCGCCTGCTGCGGTGCCGACACTTGCGCCAATATTAGAATTGGCATGCTTCCCGGTGATACCTTGACCCAGCTGGCCACCGACCCATTGACCCGCATAACCTGCCGCTGCAGTACCTAAACCAGAGGCGATAGAGCCACCAGCTCCTGCAGCACCACTTTGCGTTATTGGGACCCCGGCTCGAGTAATGCCATATTGTTGTAGCACTTCATTGCTAGCGAGACTCAGCGGCGGTGCACCACTGTTGATGAGCAATGCATTGGCTGCTGCGGCCTGGGAGCCTGTTGCAGAGGCCAGTATACTACCGGTGACTTCAGTGCCTCCTGAAGCCAAATAGCTATTAATTCCCTGACCTATTGCGCTATTGGTGTATGACGTTGCGACTGTTGATGCGCCACCAAAGCCCAAGGCTTCAGAAGCCCAATCCCAGGCCTTTTCAGCACCACTGATCATATCAACGATATTCAGGCCGCCCGAGCTACCGCCACTGCTGTTACCGCTGATCATCCCGATCAGGCTACCGAGATCAAAGCCTCCTGTTTGAGCCCCACCGCCGCCCATCACATTCATTAAGGTTGAGGAGGTCAGCTCGGAGGCCAAGCTTGTCATAGTATTTTTGAAGGAGGATTCAACATGATCCATCAGGTCATCAAAACCTAATGAGCCCTCTTCAAACCACTGGGTAAAGACATCAGAGGCAAAAAGGCCCAAACGATCAGTCGAGGCATTCACAAACTGATCAAAAGCCGAAGAGGCCTGCTTTGACGCAGGAACAACATTCGCTAGAGACTGCGCTAGCTGCCCCGCTTGTTGTGTCAGTTGTGTCGTGCTTTGAGCTGAAGCTTGAGCCTGAGCATTCAGGCCTTTCAGCTCTTGCCCAAGCCCTTTAATGTTTTGTTGAGAACCGGCATCTACTTTTGCCGCCAGTGTCATGGGCTCCACTTGCGGTGCTTTTTTCAACAGTGAATCCGTCAGCATTTTAATGCCTTCACTGACCAACTGCTGACCGGTGGTTTTCACCATCCCTTTCAGATCATCGCCGAAATGGATAGTCTGCCCTGACACCAAAGCGCTCGACCAATGCTTTAAGGTCTGATCAAGGGCCTGAGTCCCTTGCTGGAGTACATGCTCAACCCCTTGCATCTTCTCGGGGTTAACGCCCAAAGAATGGGCCAACTGCTCAGCCACACCGGAAAGGTCGCCCAAAGATGCGGTTAACAGCTCAATTTGACCTTTCAGTACCTCATCGAGACTACCTGTGGCGATGGATTTAAGATCACGGCCAAAGTGAGTATGTTCACCGGCTAAATAATTCTGTGCCAGCGTCTGAACAGCTGTCGAAATTTCGCCACTGGCCTGTGTCATCACGCGCTCAAGAGATGCCGAACTGGCCTGAGGTAACCCCATTTGCCCCAGCCACTGGCTGAGCACCGCAGTGTTATCACTCAGTGCATCCTGAATCAATTGCGAAGCGCCGTTCACGGCCTTCTGCTTGGCCCCCTGAAGGGTCTCTTCTCCCCATGACCGCAACATGGGCAATACATCGACAGACTTGCCCGCGATCATATCATCGGCCGTTTGGTGGGCCATCTCAGCAAGGCGATCAACAGCACTCGTCAATAGCTGGGTGGTTTCCTCGGGTAACGCTAGATCAACGACTTGATTGTCTAACCATTGATGAGTGTGCTCCAACGCCTGCCCGGCGACATTACCGGCTATCTGTCGACCTTCATCAGCCAGGTCATCCAACAGCCCCTCTTTGATGGCCTTAACTTGATCACCTAAATGCACCGAACGCCCTTGAACCGCATCTTGAGCGCCTTGGTTCAGAACCTTAATCAGTTGGTTACTGCGGTTTTCCAGAACTTCACCGGTTTGCCCCGGCAGGGATAATTCACTGATTTTTTTCGAGATGTCGTCATGTACACGATCCAGCGTTGCGTCAACCACCTGGCTGGAGACGGATTTGGCCTCCGATTTCAAATCCCCCAACAAACCGTCTTTAATATCGTTGAGTGCATCACCTAAGTGGACCGAACGCCCTTGCAGCGCATCTTGAGCGCCTTGGTTCAGAACCTTAATCAGTTGATTGCTGCGGTTTTCTAGGACTTCACCGGTTTGCCCGGGCAGGGATAATTCACTGATTTTTTTCGAGATGTCGTCATGTACACGATCCAGCGTTGCGTCAACCACCTGGCTGGAGACGGATTTGGCCTCCGATTTCAAATCCCCCAACAAACCGTCTTTAATATCGTTGAGTGCATCACCTAAGTGGACCGAACGCCCTTGCAGCGCATCTTGAGCGCCTTGGTTCAGAACCTTAATCAGTTGATTGCTGCGGTTTTCTAGGACTTCACCGGTTTGCCCAGGCAAAGTCAGTTGCCCCAATTGCTGCTGTATCGTTTGAGATAGCGCTTGGCGACTTTGGTCGACTTGCTGTGAAATCGCCTGCTGCCCTAATGTTTTCAACGACTCAAGTGATTGACGACCAATCGCTTCTATCGCTGCTTGCATATGCGGCGTTTCCCCCGCAGCAGCTTGCTGCACGGCCTGCTGCATCACAGCAATCAGTTGCTGGGAAGAAGTCTGTCCAATGCTTTTCACTTCAGAAGGTAACTCAAGCTTGGACAAGACTTGATCAAGCGACTGTCCCCATTGCCCCAAACGCGTCGACAGCACTTTAGCCTCACGTTCAACCAGCTGATCCCCAGTGCGACTCACAATCGCCTCCATGGATTGCCGCCAAGGTTGCTTGTCATCTTGTCGATAGTTCTTTCCCAACTGCTTGAGTACTGACGCCGCATCACTCGCGCCCTGAGTCAAAGTTCGTTTGAATACATCGACTTCTTTTCCACTCAGTGACAAACGTTGGCTTAATACATCTAGCGCCCGATCGGTTTGATTTAAAGTCTCACTGAGTCGGCGCGTTGAGTATTCAACAGCATCAGCTTTGAGATGCTTAACCCATTGATCTAACTGCGCTTGGGCTTCTTGTGCCGTTTGATTAAGCGTGTGTTGCGCTTGTTTTAACGCTGGGGCTGCTTTAATGACCATACCGCCCGACGCATCACCCTCGATGATCAGGCTGGTCTTGTGTTGACTCGCCATAAGTCTTTCTCTTGAAGATGGTGAAGCGCCCCGCAGGGCGCAGGAGGGAGGGCCGGACGATTAACGCCGATTCAGCACTTCAAGCGCACCGGCTTCGATCAGTTGCAGTTGCTCAAGGCGTGTCTGCTGAGTGTCGGGGTCCAGCGTGGTAAACGCGGGGTGTCCGTAGATGGCCGGATATTCCAACCCCTGGTAAAAAAGGCCGCCCATGCCTGCGGCAATCCGCCACTGGGTTTGAACGCCCAGAAACAGACTGACCGCAGGCCAGTGTTCAGCCCACACTTCGCCAGGAGCGTCGTCGGTACTGACCGGCGTGCCGACCTGAATGCCCAGCACTTGCTGGGCCTGTTCGCGACGGTCATCGCCCGCCCCCGCCCAGTACCGACCGGCCGCTTTTAGTTTTTTGCGGCGGCCTGTGAACGACCTTGTTGAGCCTGGAACCAGCTCAAGACCAGAGGACGGCGCACGTAAGGCAGATCCATCAGTTGGCTGAGCAGTTCTGGGGTAAAGGCGATGGTGTCACCCGCTTCATCCTGAACGCCTTGCAGATCCAACAGATCGGTTTGGACCAGTTCATCGTCGGTCATCTCGCCATTTTTCTGGCGATCATAAATGCGCTGCTGTTCACTGAACGGGTGCAGGCGCCAGCGCGCGGTTAAAGTCGAGGGCTTTTCAGCACCCGGTACGTCAATGCTGACATCAACTTGAATATCGGTAATCGGTTTCAGGGTAAAAGACATGAAAAGACTCCATCATTTATCAGGCCATGAACCGCACGGCGTGATGCCATGCTCGACCCATCGGCCAGGATCAAAAAAGCCCCACCGGATTCGGCAGGGCATCAAAGGGGGATTACATTCGATCAGGCATTAACGGAAGATCAGTTCGAACTCGTCATCGCCCTTTTCTGGCAGCAGGCTGAGATCAAACTGATAATGCAGACGGCCATCGCTGTCTTGATCGCTGATGCTGGACAGCTGTGCTTGCGGCGCACGGAATTCAATGATGTTGCCTTCATTCACACCGTGGACAATCTCCAGCGAACCGGTTTTAACCTGGCGGTGAGATTCCATCATCTCGAAGTAGGCCAGAGATTCTTCCGCGCCACGGGCACGAATATTGACCTGACCACTCGGCTGACGATCAGTACGGTCAGCCCCTTCGTAGCCCACGAGGTTTTTCCAGGCCACATTGTTGCCAAAGTCGACAGATAGCGATTGCATGACTTCATCCTGACCATGGACTGCAAACTTAGGCGTATTCTGGTTGTTGACCGGAATTTCAGTCAGGCTTTCTTCGAAGGAAACACCTTCCAGCGGGGAGACTTCCGGACGGTTGTAAGCGCCGGTAAAGGTCACTTGCAGCGTCGGGAAGCCTTCAGTCGAGAGATCCAGCGTCGGTGCACCCACAGCGCCGGTCAGGCGTTGCAAACGACCATCACGCTCAAACCACAGCGTTAGGGTTTCAGAGTCGGCACTGGTCGGGGTGTACTTGACCAGCGCACCCGTGGCGCCATCATCAGCGGCAGGCACAACCGTCTCGGCCATACCACAGGCGCGCAATACGCGGCCCACGAAAGGCACTTCACCGGCAGTGCCAGCGCCATACAGCGGGAAGGTGAGCTGGATACTGGCACGCGGCGACACATTCACCTGCTCAACCGCACCCAGGTAAGGGCGCATGCGTTCGCGAGATTGGGTGTTACCGTCGTAAGGGGTATAGCTGCCAATTTGGGTAATCGGCAGAATGTCAGCCGCGGTCGGCTGAGCATCTTCACCTTTTGTACTTTCAAGCTGAGCCACGACATAAGATTTACGCATCAAAGGCATAATCAGATTACTCCGAGTGAATAAAATAGATCGGCTGCTACCGCTCAATGCAGTGCAAACCGGTGAAACAAAGGAAAGGAACGACTTACAAAAAACGACTTACAAAGAACTGCAGAGGAACAACTAAGGAACCACGAAGGAACCCATCACAAGGCCCTCGAAGGAACCTCAGAAGGGTCAAACAAGGGCTTCAGTGAACACAAGAGGTTCACTTTCAAGCCCTACAGCGTCGGCTAAACGCCACGCAAGGGGTTACGCCTGACGGCTCGCCAGGTCGCGATACTGATAAAGCCCGCGCCAATAAAGCTCAGGGCCAAGATGAGTTTGGATGCGCCCACCGGTTGCTGCCAGTGGTGAAATCACCGGCAACACGCTATCGCCCGCGGCGGGCACTAACCCCAACAACACTTGATTGACTTGCGATTTCAAGGCCTCAAGCGCATCCGGTTTAGCCACCAGGATGACGGCCAGTGTCGAAGTGACCACCTGTTCAACAGCCCCCATGGTGTTAGGGCTGGCGGCTTCACTTGAAACAAGATGGAGACTGGGACCGGTCATACGAACGCCAGTCCAAAGCGTTAAACGGCCACACCGTCGCTCATTAAGCGTCACATGTTCAGCTTTCACACATTGCCAGTGTGTATCGGCGTCACAGGCTTGCATCACGGCCTGCATGGCAAGATTGAGTGCGCTGAAATCCGGCGCGGTCAGCGTGACCTCAAACGTCGGCCGGACGCCGACCACATAGCGGTCAATGCGGACCGGAACACGATCACACCATTGATAACAGGCGCCAGTGTCCGGCCATGGGTCATCCCATAAGCCGCCCACAATGGGGCTTTCAAATAAGGGGGACAGCAGGGCCTTTAATGAAGACTCACTGCTATCCGTGGCGAGCTGCACCTGACTTGAATGTGACGCTGCAAACCCCTCGCTACGCAGCGCATTGAGTACCGTATTAATCATGCTAAACCTCGATCGATGAGCTGTATCCGTTATTCGAAAAGGCGTGAGTGATGCAAAAGTCTGAGAAGAGAAGAGTGAGAAGAGAAGGGTCAGACGAGAAGAATGATCAAAGCAGACAGAAGTGATCGTTAAGGCACCCGCGACAGCTTTGACTCCAGACGCTCAAGACGACGTTGCTGGTCTTCCAACCGCGCACGGACAATCGATAAATCGCGTTCTGCATCGTGCCGGGTGTATTGATTTCCCAGTTGTTCGCGCAGCATTTGCACTTCTCGAAATAACGACGAGAGCCGCTCTTCGAGCCGCGCCGTCTGCTGTGTTGCGGTATTCAACGTCGCGCCGACCCAGATCAAAATGGCCACCACCACACCCGCCACGATGGTTTGGATATGACGCTCCATGGGAGACGTCTCATGAGGTTCAAGGTCCATCATCAGCCACCGGCCAACGTTGTTGAATTTCAGTGCGATTATTATTCGCCTGCTCCAGCAAGTGCTGATAACGCAGCAATAAATGGATCAGATCCAGGTTCACCACCGGCGGTGGCGGTATCGAGGGCAAAGGAATGGGTTCTGTCAGACGCAGCGGTAAAGGATTCGGCCAGATCATCACCGGTTCAGTGATCACCCTCGGCGCGAGAGGCTGAGGGCTGCAACCGCTCAACCAAAGCAGCAGGCACAGGCTGACGACCCCAGCGCCCCACCGCTTCATCCTGTTGGGATAGCTGTAACAACTGACGTTTGGCTTGCGCATAGTCCGCCTCCAATTGTTGGGCCTGCCGTTGAGCCGCATCGCGTGCACTCACTTCCCGCTGATACTGGTCACGCACCTGTTTGAGCGTGTCTTGAACATGCGCCAGCGCGGCCTGATAGGTCTCCCGATCCTGTTTAACCTGCTGCAACAAATGCTGCGTATCATGGATGTCTTGTTCCAAGCGAGACACCGTGATGACGTGATAAGCCAAAGCCGCCAGCAAGGCAGCAGCCAGCAGCATTAAGCGGGAGATCGACATAGGATTTACTCGAGCAGCAAAAGGGCGCGGTACCAACGCCAAACGGCGGGCACATAATGAAGCGTTTCTGAGGCATGGGGCCCGGTGATCTGCGGCAAGCATTGCGCAATGTCGGCGTACAACAGCGCCCCATCGCATGCCCTTTGAGCCTTGAGCAGGTTGCCCAAGCCCGCGTTATAAGAAGCCATCGCCAGAGAGTGGCGGTCTTGCTCGGGCCGCGGGCTCGACCAATTTTGACGTAATCGCGCCATATAAAAAGCGCCCGCTTCGATTGCCGGTTCTGCTAAGTGGGCCGAGAGCCCGGCCATCTGCATTTGCTGACTGACGTCAGCCCAGGTGGCGGGCATAAACTGCGCCAGCCCGCGAGCACCTACCGGCGAAACGGCATCAGGATCAAATCGACTTTCTTGCCAGAGCTGAGCCTTCCATAAGCGCCAATCGACCCCAGGCCACCAGCGCTTTACCGCTTGCTGAATCGCGGCATCGTACTGATCATCCGATAGCGAGGCCGACCAACAAACAGGCGCCAATAAAGCGGCAACCATAATAAATAGACAGCGCCAGTGGATTGGCATGCATCACCTCCAGCGTTTGAGCGAAAGAGCGGCCCGTTGCACGATCCAGCAGCATTAAGGCCAGCCGAACGAGCACGAGCGACGCCAGCGCCAACACCAAGGTGTGCGCTGTCGAGATCGTCAGTAATTCAGTCATGGGGACCTCATGGATGAAACCAGTAGAAAAAAGCAAAGATTCGAAACGAAAACGCCCCAACGGCTTAGGCCGTCGGGGCGTATGAATCACAAGATAGAGATATTATGCCGCTGAGATAAAAAAGGGTCAAGCATTTTCTGTATATTTATACAGTATTTTTCTTGAAACCCGCTAGGCCGCTTGGTGCAGCTCAAGCTCATCAGATAAACGTTGGCGCGCCTGCCCAACCGATACCCCCATTTGCTGAGGCGACATGGGTTTCATTTGTTTCGGCGTCAACCACCGCGAGAGCTGCAACTGGCCTGCCAATTTTGACCAAGATTCTAGCTGACAGGCGGCGGCACGGGTCATTTGATAACGTTGGCGCAATCCATCAATTAATAAAGCCAAGCGTTGACGGGCCGGTAACCGATCAATCAACTGTGCAGCCAGTGTTTCAGCGCGCGTCATTTGACGCATCCTATCCGCTGCTTGCAGCACACGATCACTGGGCTTTTGCCGTAATCCATCAGGTAAACTGCCTTGAAATTCTATCGCGCCATATAAAGGGCTCACACTGTGCCAACCTGGTTCATCATAGCCCAGCAAGGTGTCGAGCCGGATCGCCAGCAACTGCTCCGCAAAGGCTTTACGCGCCAATGGGGCTCGCCAATCGTCATGACGCATTTCAGCTTGCAACTGAGTCAAGCTCATCGCATCCAGCATCAGGGTGTAACGCTTGTGTATTGTCATCCTAACCTCCCAAAATCTGCGCTTGAGCGTATCTTCATCAACTCGACTTAATGCCGGTATTGACTCAGTGCGGCTTGGCCTTCAGCGGTCAGTACTAATGCTTGAACCCGACGCTGGCTGACGCGGCAGTGGCGAACCTGCTCGACGCTAACGAGATGGTGATCTATGAGTGTTCGGCAACGACCACACACTGAACTCACTCGCAGCTTCAAGTCTTGCGCTAACTCACTGCGCGTCATGCCCTCAGGGACATCATTCAGCGCTTGCAAGATGCTAATTTCCTGAGTTTTTCGGCGTTTATAGAAGGCCCCTGTCGACCCCCGTGTGTGTAATCTCATCAGATCACCTCCTATTCAATACGGTTAACGGCCGATGCCGTGCGAGCAGGCGGCAAAGCGACCAACTGCTCCCAATGGGCAAACGCCTCTTCGGCACTCATCCGCATCGGCAACCCCTGAGCTTGGCAACGCTGCTGCACTTGCTGCTGAGTCAGTGCCAAACGTTGTTGTTCGCGATCATCGCTCGGGTCTTGAGAGAACGAGGCTGGAGACAAAAGCCCTTGACCTTCAGCCTGCCCCAACGTCATCACACGAACGCCCAAGACGTCGTAATGCTTTAAAAACCGCGCTTTAACCCCCTTCAACTGGGTTTGCGAGGTTGCCTGTGTCAGGTCAAACCAGCCCGTCAAGCGGCCGGCCTCTTTCACCGCAGGATGCGACCAGTGGCGACTTTCTCCGCGACCGGCATCCGTGATGACTTCACGCCAGGCCTGCTCGGGCTCGGGCATTCCAAAATCACTGAAGCGAGGACGTAGCGCCACAGCCAGTTGAGGAATAGACGGTGGCCACTCACTCCCCTGCTGCTGAATCTCGCTAATCGCCCGATTGAGCACCGCAACTGAGGGCAAAACAGGCCAGCGTCCGATTTCCAAGGCCAGCTCAGTCATCGCCAACTTCAGCATTTGTGTGGTGCAAAAGGCACTCGACCAACGCCGGGGAAACAGGGCCGCCAGCCGAGTGAACAACTGATCCACCAGCGGTTTGATCTGGGCCTGATTCGACGACGCCTGAGGTCCATGGGGCGGCTTCTTGGCATAAAGGCTCTGACCCCCGAGATTCTGATCCCCAAGGTTCTGACCTCTGAGATTCTGACCACTGAGGTTCTGACCACAGGGACTCGCCCCATTCGAGGCTTCCTGGGTTGGCCAGTGCTTGCTCGATGTCATCTCGCTGGCGACGCGTTGCGCCACGGTTTGCATATTGTTCATCAGCACCTCCGGTATGTTCAGCCGTGCACCAGCCTCGGGCCCGCTGCAAAGCGTCATGGCTCATCGGTCGTCCTAAACCTTGCCAATCACGGGACAACCATTTGGCGCATAGGGATGTCCAGCCACTGGCGGTGGTTTCACGCGGCTGGCCCAAGTGGTACAAGCGAAAGGCATTGATTAACTCTGGATCTGATGCCAAAGCCGAAGCGACCGGCTCGGGAATGGCCGAGCGCTGTAACTGTGCGGTTAACTGCGTCAGATCAGGCTCCCACTCCAGGCTCATCGATCGTTTTTGCCAGGGCGACACTGTGTCGGCACCTGCAGAGAGCGAGTGAGATTCCAATGGTGATTCATGGCCTGACAAAGACTTGTCAGGGGCTCCATGGCAAGGTGTCACCGTCTTCGGTTCAATCCCCGTTACCGATTCGCTGGCAAGCGGCTTAATCAATAACTGATACACATTGCTCTGCTGCCGACCACTGGCCTCTCGACGAGGGGAGCGCAGGATAAATCCAGCTTGTTCAAGGTGCTGCAAGCGCCGCTGTATCGTGCGCATTGAGCAACCACACTCATGAGCCAAGCGACGCACACCGGGCCAGCAAATGGCTGACTCATCCGCGGTATCGGCCAGTAACAACAGCAACAAGCGATCAACCGGCGACAAATCAACCGCTTGATCCGTTCGCATCTGTCGCCTTGCCCATGCCGTCGCCACCCAGCTCATCGCGCACCCCCTAAAGCCCCAAGGGAAAGCGCCACACAAGCCATGACCGCAAACATAACAACAAGTATTTCTTGTAATGCGCAGTAACACGCCCAATCAACGCCATTCAACCGTAGAACACACCGGTTTAAACCGACCGATAAATGGGCTTTTTTATGCTCAAAGGCCCCGACCAACAGCCTTTTAAAGGGTCGCTGTTCCATCTCATTACCTCACACAATTACAAGCAATGCTTGCAATAATGCAAGATAAAACCCATCATATCAAGCTCATCTTGCAGTGAATATTGCAAGGCAGGCTTGTACCATAACGCCATACACGATGGTGATCTGAAATACAGGTGGGTAATGTCGATAGGTCAGAGAATCCAACAAGCTCGTGAAAAAGCGGGCCTCAACCAGTCGGAGCTGGCCGCGGCCTTAGGCGTCAAACCGCAGTCAGTCCAACACTGGGAAGCAGATCGCAACGCGCCACGGCCAAGCCGAGTGGCTGAGCTGGCCAAGCGATTACAAGTCAATGTCGAGTGGCTACAATTTGGAACGGGTAGCCCTCAGGCCCCCAATGGCCAATCAGAAGCCCAATTGGCAGGCTATTTATCCACATGGGATAGCCACACACCTTTGGATCAAGACGAGGTTGAACTACCGTTCTTCAGGGAGGTTGAGTTGTCAGCAGGATCTGGCGCCACACAAGTGGTCGAAAATCATGGTTTCAAGCTGCGCTTCTCCAAAAGCACGCTCAGGCGGATGAACGTACAACCCGAACACGCCGCTTGTGTCAGTGTGGTCGGCAATAGCATGGAACCCATGCTCTATGATGGCAGCACCGTGGGCGTCAATCTGGCTGAAACCACTATACGCGATGGCGCACTCTATGCGATTGATCACGACGGCATGCTGAGGGTCAAAATCCTTCACCGTCTACCGGGGGGCGGTATTCGTATTCGCAGCCTCAACCATAGCGAATACCCGGATGAAGACCTCGATGGTGAGTATGTACAACGCTGCATTCGCATCATTGGTAAAGTCTTTTGGTACTCAGGCTTAATCCATTAAGCCTTGAACTCATCACCATGATGATATCCAAGTGATGGTGATGGTTTACTCAAAAGATAAAAAAAGCCGCTCCCCGAAAAGAGCGGCTTTAGAGATCAGATTATGATCTAAACTAGGGCTAATTAACCCAGCCCAGCAGGATCAAAACCGTTAGCAGTAAAATACTCGTTCACTGTATCGGTTGAAACACCGACTAATACACCCAGCATTTCAGTATTCAAATCAGAAAGATTCGCCGCAACATAGATCGCCTGGGGGTTATCAATATTATCTTTGATAAAATCCACTGATTCATCCCAAGTTAAGTTCTCAGAAGCCAGATTATTTTCAATTTGAGAAGTCAACTGTGCTTCATGAATCACATCATCCAACGCATTCGCAATATCGCTAGCACCAAGTTCTGAGGCGGAAACATTGCCCATATAATGATCACTAGAGATCAAGTTATCGAAAACCAAGCTTGAACTCATCTCTGCTACATGCTTTTCACCCACCATGCGGACAAAATCAACGTTACCAAAGTTATCCATACCATTGGCGATTACAATGCTTTGATCATGGGAATCACTTCTAATAAAAAGATGCTGATCATCTACTGAATAAACCTGCAGATCATCAGCAAAATAATTACTATTTTCATTATAACCACTAATATCAAACAAGCTCGCAGAAACAGCTAACTTATCATTACTGCTATCATGAGGGTTCTCTATAATAGATACAAGACCATTGAATTCTTCCAAGTAGTAAACATCATCTCCCTGACCACCAGCCCAGAAAGATAATTGCTCCCCATTCACTTTAAACTCGTCATTACCACTGTGCCCAAAAGCAGCATCACCAGAGTGAGTAATGATTTCATTATTGCTTTCGTTGAAGTGACGTTTATTCAATTGCAACGCAGCCATGCGTATCTCCTTAGCAAGATTTCATTCCACAGCCTACTCATTAGGCTCAACTCACATTCAATTAATTCGTTGATTAATAAACTGCTAGAATTAAAAGCAGTCAAATAATTCAACCAACAGTCGATACACTAAACACCCCCAATATCGACAGTCAAGTTAAGTTTCAAAAAATCAACACGGTTAAAAAACAACAAATTAACCAATAGCAAGAGAGGGGTCATCATATGAAAACCCCAAAAGATTATTGCTATTTAAGCACAAGCTAAAGCTATATCGATTCTAAATAAAAGCTTATGCGAATCAACATATTCAATATAAAAATCAGAATTCCACCATCTGATCACTCACCTGGTTCGTGACACCAGACAGTTCGACGGTGTCAATAAAGTGCTCAGTCACTTGCTGATACTCTTGCCCGGTAAGCGCTGAATCCAGCTTGCCTGTAGAGACCGCTTGATCAAATGAGTAGTCGCCTTCATAAGCGCCATTCAGAGCCATCTTATTCAAAAACTGAATACTGGAAACAGTCTGCTGCTGCCCATTCTCTTGGAATTGGATTGACTCAATGTTACTGAGGCTATTCATGCCATCCAGGATAGTGACAGTTGCGCCTGAGGCTTGATCACTGAAGACAAGGTCCTGACCGTTTAAGGAAAAGTAGCTGTAATCGTCAATGTCACCTAACACAAGGGTGTCATGGCCTTCGTTAGCATTTTCATAAATGAACACGGAACCTTCCATGTCATCATTACCCACATCATGAAAACGATAAAGGTCGTTACCTTGGCCCCCGGAGAGGAACACATCATTGCCTGCGGCATGAATAAAACGGTCATTACCCTCAAGACCAAAAAACATGTAACCGTCGTAAGCGCTGACATAGTCATTGCCACTGGTCGCACCCGCTTGGCTCATCAAAAGGTGGCCATTTTCATGCTTAATCAT